CTCACCGTATCCTTTCGCGACGTAATCGAACGTCCGATCGACCGCCGTGTCGCTGCTGTTGTAAAACGTAATCGTGAACCCGGTGGCGCTTTTGCTAGTTATAGCATAATAATCGCCGCTGTTTAAGTTTGACGCGCTGATCCCGATACCTTGCACCGCTTTGAAAGCGGGCGAGAACGTGATCGCCTTCGATCCGGCCCCCGATGCAGTATCTGCGACCGCGATCGTCCTGTCCGGCATATCAACGCTGACAGACAACGCTGTCACCTCCGGGCTGGCTTGCTCGTCTGTGCTTGTCAGCTTTGCTCGGAAGCGCAACGCCCGCGCCTTGTAATCACCGACGAAGAACGGGGCGAAATCTGACCACGTTGGCGAACCTGCCGGATCGTCATCTGTCACGCTGACCAATAGCTCGACGTTAGTGTCATCAAACGCCTGAACGTCACCGTCGAACGTGCCGATAGCATCGTCGAAAAGCCCTTCGCGATCATCAAACGTGTTTACATAATCTGCACGCGTCACGTTTACCGTCGCCGTCACCCGGCTGGTGAAGACCTGCGCCAGATCGACATAATTGTCGAAGTCATAGGTCCCGCTGGTCGCTGTATTGCCACCCGCACCATCGAACAGGCCGGGCGCGTCATCGAAGTCGCCGGTCAGATCATCGAAATTTATCGATGATTTAAGCTTCAGAACACCGCCGGACACGACGGTCCCGGTTTTAGTGCCGTTGAATGCCGGGTGCTGCGTTGACGTTTCGACCACGTTCAGCCCTTTGATATCCTCGATGATGGCGACCTTGCTGGTGGCATTGATCGAAGCATTGCCCAGCTTGTCGACAGCCTTGATGAAATAGGTTCCGGTCATTGCCGGGACGATCACAGTGTTCGCCGGGCGTGATACCTTCGGGGCCAGATCGATGCTGTTGCTGTATGTTGCGCCGGTTATCTCGCGGGCGTGCCGCACGTGATAGTGCGACAGATCAAGATCACCGACGGGGGTCCAGCTAAGGTGAGCCTCTGTGCCGATGACATTCACCGAAAAACCGGTCACATCTTCCGGCGGAGCGGTCTTTCCGACGACCTGATGCTGCTGACTGTTGAACGGTGACCTGACGCCGATGCCGTTAATGATGCGCGATCTGACGTCATAGATCGCGTTATCTTCGACGTCGACAAGCTCAAAGACATTGCCAGAACCGATGCCCAAGACGGTATATTCGCTGTCTGTGCTTTTCTTCGCCTGAACTTCAAACTGTTTTGCATAGATCGATGGCGAAGCCACCTCGACGACCAGCACGGAAATCGCTGTCTGATTGAGCGCCCGCACCTGATCGGTCACCGTCATCGATGGCGGCGTCAGATCAAACGGGTTCGGTAGCGTGCTGTTGTCTTGCAGGAAATCGGCTTCTTCTGCGTTCCAATCGAAGACAGTGTCGGCAAGCTCGCGAAGCATAAGATCGACGCCCATCGCCGTGCCATTGTCGCCGCTTTCAAACACCAGCGACCATTCAGCGACTTCGAAGACCTTAGAGCTAAATCCGAAGCGGTCATTTGTGACTTGCACGGTGTCACCGGCCGACAGCTTGAATGCCTTTAGATTGGCCGGGAAATCCGTCGTGGCCTGCTGCCGGTTGCGATACAGGGCACTTTTCGCCAGCCTTTGCGCCATTGCCGATGATTGCGTGTAAGGCAGATCATAATCTAGGAATTGCTGATAGCCGCCGTCTTCGCTCTCAAAGGTCGAGCTAGTGATCACCGGGTAATCGGTCGGCACGTAATTGGTCGAGGCTGGCGCGAACACGCCTTTGACCGCGTTGAAATTGTCCCGACGGCTCCGCTTCGTCTGCACGCCAATCGGGCCGCGCAGATCGTCATTCGTCAGCGTCAACGTCGGGCTGACATATTTGGCAGCTTTGATCCCGAACGCGCCGTTGGTGTAAGTCATCACGCCGCCGCAGGATGACAAAAGGCTCTCTAGGACCTGCCTAGGGGAGTTGGCGCTGTCGATGGTGCCATTACAGGCATAACGGTCTTCAGAGCCACCAGCGGCCAAGGAAACGCTTTCATCGCATATATTAGCGGCAGTCTGGAATGCAGTGTCATCGATTTCGGCGGTTGAGGCAGCAAAACCATAGGAAGCATTGGTCAGGTAATCGCGAATGACCAATGCCGGGTTGGTGCTATAGATTGTCGTGCTGTCACGCGGATCGAATAGCTTTTTGCCTTTAACCAGCGCGGAGATGTTCGGGATGCCGTTCGGGAAGGCATCGGCGTCGAACTCCAGCCGGACATACAGGTAGCAGATGCCTTGCAGACGATGGTCATTCGTCCAGCTGGACACCTCGCTGACAAGATCGGCATCAGCTGATTGATCTGTTGCGCCAAGGTGCTTTTTCACTCGGACCAAATTGGCAAAGCGGGATGGCGCGGTCACGTTCCCGCTGCCGTCTAGCGTCAGTTCTTCATCGTTCAGATAAACCGTCGTGATTTCCTGACATTCGTGCGCGGCCAGCAGAACCACCAAATGAAGATATTGGTCATCATTTGTGCTTTCAATGAAAGCGAGCGGGCCTGACACCCGCGTCTGACCGTAAACCGCCCGGCGGGCCGTAATTGGCTGTTTGACCATCTGCGTGCGGCCGGTCGCATCAGACGAAAATGACGCAAAATCGCCCAGCTTTGGCTTCGGGGACAGAGACTGTGCAGCAGATGTAAGCGCGGCAGTAAGGACCGCCTTTTTCGCCGCCGCCACTGCAAACGCGCGGAAACCGCCGGCGGGGCCAGCGACAGCAGTCGAAACAACAGCCGTGACAATGGTGACCGGGTCAGTGATAGCCTTTACGAAATTCTTGAAAAAGCCCATTTATTGACCCCAAATGACCTGCTTGTCTTGCAGACCAGCGATAAAGTCCAAACCCTTGTCGGCGGGATAATCAATGCGCTGGTCTTCGCTAGTATAACGCCGGGCGCGGCTTCGCTCCAGATCGATCAATTTGCTTTCAGCGGTCACGCTAATGTCTGCCGTCGCGCCGTTGTCGGACACAGTCATAACGTCCATCTTGCCCGCAAATATCTTGATCGGGTCAGCAATGACAGCGCCAGCGTCGGATAGGACGCCGATATAGACGTTCAGGTCCCGGCCTTGATAGGCAGTCGTCAGGGCCGACGCGATCAGGCTGGTGCTAAGGCCCGACAGGCTGATCTCGACGCCGTTGGCCTGCACCTCGCCGTTCTCACTGATAGAAGACACCGACAGGATATCGCCGCCCGGTGAGAATGTTTCGCCATCGATGGTGATCGATCCGTAGCCGGTCCAAAGCCGCAGGATGCCGTCAGTGAAATCCATTTCGACAGCAAAAAAAGGCGACAGTTCTGCCGCCGTAAATTCATTGTTTACTGCTGTGGTGACCGTGCGCGTCATAGTGCTTCAACCGCCCCGAAGGCTATCGAATAGAAGCCATCTGTTGTGATCGTCCAATTCGAAGCGCTAGTGGAAAGCCGGAACAGCCCTTTGGCATTGTCGACCACCACCGTAGCGTCATCTGCCGGGCTTGACCGCAGATCGGGCCAGACAGTGACGTCAGCTTCGCCGCTGGCGTTGCTGTCGACGTCGTCCAGCACCTTGTAAAGCTGTGAAGTCGCCCCGCTGCCCAGCTGGATATAATCGCCAGCCTTCAGATAGCCGGTCGCTGATGCAGGCAAACCATCAATCGACAGGGTGTCGCCGGTCTGTGACGCGCCATTGACGACCGGGGTGCCGGGCGTCGAGCTTGCCGAACCACGGGCGCTTGCTCCGATAGGATCGCCCAGCAGGAACGTGCCATAAGGACCATAGAGCTTTGTGAGGAACGTGACCCAGCCCTCAGCGTCTGCGCGTTTCATCGGCGGCAAGACAATGTCGGCTTCCCAGCGCTGGCCTGCATTCTTCTGTGCCTGCTGCGCGAACGTGAAAGGCGATTGCGTGAGCGCCACCGAATTGCGGGCGATCAGATTGATCTGCGCTATGCCTGTGGTCGGGGTGCTTAAAGGATAGGTTATAGCCATAATTTACCCCAGAGCCGCCGCGTAGGAACCGCCACGCCGTTTCGCATCAATCACTGCACCCTTCGCCGCGTCTGCGATCTGTGGGAGCGTATTGAGAACTTCGGCGCGAACCGTCTGGCTGACGCCGGTCGTCAAATTGATCGTCTGATTGACGGTGACAGCGCTGCCGCCCATCTGATTATTCGGGACGATGCCGCCGGTCCTGCCCGGGACAAACAGTTCGGGACCGCGTTCACCGACCATATAAGGACGGCCTGCCGTGACAGGGCCACCCATAGCACGGCCCGGAAAGAAGCTCGGCAGTGCTTCTGCGATTGGCGCAATGATCGCCTTCCTGACTTGCAGGCGGATCAGATCGGCAAGGATCGACCGCGCCATATCCTTGAAAGCTTCTTTTGCAGATTTCGTCTGCATCACCACGCTGACCAGATTGTCTTCCAGACTTTGCAGGCCGCGCGTGGCGACGTTTGCCAGCTGCGTTTGCGTATCTGCGGCGGCGGCGGCGAGTTTCTTCATCGCTTCGGCAAAGCTAGACGCCTTAGTCGTGCCGCCTTCCATCGTTCCGACAAGCTCGCTCAATTTCCGGTCAAGCTCCGCTGTGCTGTCGATCGTGACGTCATTGGCTTCGGCCAGCTTTTCCAGCGCATCGATATCTTTGTTCAGGCTGGGGAAGAGCTTATCAAGCTCGGTTTTCAGGCCGGGGAACGTCTTGTTCAGCAGTTCGGTGGCCTCTTTCACCGCGCTTTCAATGCCCTCAACCAGCTTGTCTAGCGTGCCGGTCAGCTGCGCGAAGACGATGGCCGTGGCCAGCGTTGAAAGGGTCAGCACCTTCGACGTCGCGGAATAGATCGTCGCCGCCTTGCGGGCCGTCAAAAGCGCACCAGCCAGCCGCAAAAATGCAACGCCCTGTTGCAAAATTGCCCTAGTGAACACGAAGGCTGTCACCGCAATAAAGGATTTCCGCAGGAAGTCGAGATTGCGCCGGACAAGGTCTGCCGCGTCCGCCACCACGCCGAAGGCGGTCGGGATAGCATTGACGGCACCCGTCAGGAAGCGGCCGATAGACTGTGCCAGCCCGTCGTTTTCCTTCGCGATCTGGCTAAAGGTCCGGGCCAGATTAACGAGCGCTTCGTTAAACCCGGCCTCACCGATAGCCTTTTTGAACATATCGAAGCTGTCGCCTAGATTGCTGAAAGCACCATTCAGCGTCTGCGATTGCTTTTCGATAGCCCCGGCGAACTCTGTTTCGCCCAGCGTGACAAGGAAGTCAGAGATGGCCGCGCCGGATTTTGTGACTTCTGTCTCGACGCCCTTGAACGTAAAGACGACCTTGTCGCCTTCTGACCGGGCCTTGATGCCGAATTCTTTAAGGCGCTCAAACTCTCCGACAGCCGCGTCAGCAGCCGCTTCAACAAACTGATCAAGCGTTTTGCCGGTGCCGGACGCGATATTCCCGAAGGCAGTCAGCGCC